ATAACACGTCTTCACCACGGGGCATCTCAGCCACAATGACAGGCTGCGACAGCGTGACCGTTGAGGTGCCGGTGGTGATACCGATTCGGTAGATAGCTGACGTATCGTTCGTGTAACCCGAGGCGTAGATGGCTGCAGGCCCGTCAGCGAAGTCTGTCCAGATCCAGTCAGTATTCGGGTGTGTGTACAGTGCAGCCGGCAAAGTTGCAGACGACGGTGCAATGTTCGTGACTTCATGAATCTTGTTGTTGTTAGCCACCATGAGACGTGACTTGATCCAACGGACCAGGTTACGGTCAGCAGTACCCGGAGTGTTGTAAATCTTTGCGCCAGCACCAGTGGGCAGTGTGCCCTTGTAGATACCGTCATCGTCAGCAAGAATCCAATACTCGCCAGTAGACGTAATCGACAGGATAGGTGCAGTTCCACCCCACGTAATCGTGGTAACGGTACCGTTATTAGCGACATGCTTCAACGTGGCATTATCCGAATGGATAACACCAGTACCCACACCGAGACAGTTCTGTGTAGCCCCCGCAGACGACAGTACGTTCGTCGTCGTATTCAGCAAGGTCAGTCTGCCAGGAGTCCACGGATCAACACCGCCACCCGTGTTGTAACGGAACTGTGCCTCATCCGAAAGGATCAACGGCTCAGCAACGCTCAACCCAGAGCCGTAATGCCACGACTGCTGCGACCGAACCCAATAACCAGAGTCAAGAGACTGCTCGCCAGGGTTACGTTCCGTATCAATACGCTGCCTACGGAACTCGGCAGTCTGCCGTTGGAACGGATACTGGTCCGAGATGCCGTACAGGAATGTCAGGTCACCAATCGAACAATCCCAGTTCATGTTCGTGGGAGCGTTGATGGTGCCTGACGATCCCTGCGGTGACCCGAAGGTTAGATCATTGACTACCGGATCGGTGATTTCAATGTTGACCACGGGCCAACCCTTCTACTGGTGTCTTATTCGGCAGGTGCTTCAACGACGGGGCTGACGAACTCGTCAAGCTCAGCGTCGTAGGTGTCACCGATACCGGCGTACTTGCCGCGTCGTGACCCGATGTATGACGTGTCAATCCACGTACCCGTAAGCCCGATGCTGTTGCAGTATGCGGTCACAGCGGCATCATCATCACCACAATGGGGGATGACAATAACCTGGGTGACTACACCATTCTCGATCTTTGCTGCGTGACTATTTGCCGAAGCCATAACTTCTCCTTATGCCGCGACGAGCATCTTGTATGCCCGCCACTCTATTGACAGTTTATTATGCTTACTAAGGTTACATCTGCTACACATCATTTGAAGGTTACCAATAGCATGATGACCGCCACGACTTACTGGAATAATGTGATCCATGTGTTCTCCAGCGGCCCCACAGGAAGCACAAGACTGGGAAAGTAGCCGTCTCATGTCCTTAGCGTTAATCTCGTAAATGCCATTGCCAGCGAGTCGTGTTCTCCTACGTGAATTACCTAGGTGAATCTTGGCTTTATAAGCAGCGGGATTGTTTTCTCGCCACTTACGCTGTGATTGACGTTCGCTTTCTAGAACGCGATCGTAGTTACGGTTGCGGCGGATAACGCTTCGATTAGTCCTACGGTTGTATTCGCGAGCTAACGCAAGACGTTCTTCCTTAGTCTGCTTTGGCCCACGTACCTTTAGACCAGCCGCAATCCTCTTGGCCCGGTGCGATTCGCGCTGGCACTCGCGGCAGCGGTGCTGGAATCCGTCGTCAGTTGAACGGTTCTTGTTGAACTGACTGGTTTCCTTCACCGCCTTGCAAGTCACACAGCGCTTCTCGCTTGCCATGACTAACCTTTCTTAGTTTGTGATGTAACGAATAATGACAATGCCTTGGAATCCTGCACCAGCAGCGCCAGAACCGGCACCACCACCACCGCAACCGTAACCAGTTGCAGTACCACCAGCGGTAGCACCTGAACCACCGTTACCTGCGCCAGTTCCACCAGCACCACCAGTGCTAACAGCACCGCCACCGCCTCCAGCGGCGTATGTAACCGATGCGCCACTAATAGTGTTTGCAGTACCAGCACCGGCAGCTCCGCCGTTATTTCCACTAGATGTAGTCCCAGCAGCAGCCGAACCTCCACCGCCTCCACCAGCGGTAGTGCTTCCTTGGCCTCCATTGAAACCCTGACCAGGGACACCTAGACCAGCGGGAGCGTTGAATCCGCGACCGAAACCGCTGCATCCACCACCGGAACCACCGCCGGCACCAGACATGGGGTCAAAGTTTCCAGCAGTTAGAGCTCCGCCACCGCCACCGCCAGCAGCGATGAGGCCGTTAAAACTACTGACCGTTCCGCTTCCACCAGTGATTGTTTGGCTAGTGTTATTTGCTCCCGCTGCACCAACAGTGATGGTATACGAACCAGGGATCACGTAGCAGGAGCCCGTGAGTAAGCCTCCAGCGCCACCGCCTCCGCCGTAGTTCCATCCACCAGCACCACCACCAGCAACAATCAGGTATTCGACAGTTCCAGGTCCACCGTTTACAGTGAACGTGCTGGATGAAGTAAACGTGTGTACGTTATACGTCTTGCCGTTCACGCCGATAGTGCCGTTACCCGTAAACGAAGTAACTGTTCCACCTGTAGCGGCGAGTCCAGCCATAGGTCCAGCCGTGATGGTACGGACAATAACAATGCCGCTACCACCAGTAGCACCGGTCTGGCCTGAGCCAGAATCTGCTGCGGCACCGCCGCCTCCGCCGCCCGTGTTGTTTGTTCCAGCCACGGGAGCAGCACCACCACCACCAGAGCCACCGTTACCGCCACCACCAGTGCCGCCAGTACCGCGAGTACCGCCACCTGAGTAGCCGCCTCCACCGCCACCGCCACCGTATGTGGTTGCAGTTCCGTTAATACTGCTAGAGACACCAGCACCGCCGTTACCACCAGTGGTACCAGAAGCGTTACCGCCAACAGCAGAAGCCCCGCCTCCACCGCCACCAGCCTGCGCTCCAGTCCCAGCACCACCAGCACTACCTTGACCAGTAGTCCCAGCACCACCAGGAGTGCCACCGCCACCGCCTCCTGAACCACCAGGTTGAGCACCCGCGTTAGCGCCACCACTTCCAGCACCACCGCCAACACCGAATGCTGGGCCGATTGAAGATGAAAGACCACTAATTCCAGCAAGAGTGCTATTTCCAGAACGTGCAGACGCACCAGCGGCAACAGTTACCGTATAAGTACCTGCTGGCAGAAAGACAGGAGTGTTGCCAGCGGCAGTTGTGTCTTCAACCCCACCAGCACCCCCTCCTCCGCCAGCGCCGCTAGTGTTTCCAGCACCTCCAGAAGCACCGCCACCAACAACGAGTACATCAACCAAGCCAGAGTTGGAAACAGTCAAAGTACCGCTAGCGGTAAACGTCTGCACCTGATACGTCACACCACCCGACGAATACGTCGAAGTAGTACCACCACTAACAGCAGCAAAACGCCCAGCAGCAGGAATCGTCCCCGCCGTTGAAGAAGCGGAAGCGATCTGCGAATACCTCGTTACAGCCATGAGTCCCTAATCCTTAACTAGTCTGGTAACGGATGATGACAAGACCAGAACCGCCGTTGCCGCCAGAGGCAGTGTCAGCAGATCCGCCTCCGCCGCCACCAGTATTGGTAGTGCCGGCAGTCACCCCAGATCCAGCGCTATTTCCGCCATTTCCGCCACCGCCAGAACCGCCAGTGCCAGGAGGTGAAGTGGCACCGCCACCACCTCCTCCACCACGAGTTACAGATGTGCCATTAATGGAGGTCGCTAGTCCAGCGCCGCCATTTCCTCCAGTAGCGGAACCACCGTTACCTCCTACGGCTCCGGCTCCACCACCACCGCCACCACCGTTAGTGGTTCCACTTCCGCCGTTGTTTCCTTGCCCAGTGACCGCGATGCCGCCAGACTGCGAGAAAGGTCCACCTCCACCAGATCCACCGTAAGCAATGGCGGCTTGTCCAGTTGTGTATGCACCACCACCACCACCTACTCCGACAATGGAAGTTCCGATCGTGGAAGATTGTCCTGGGTATCCAGGGCTACCAGTTATCGGTGCTCCAGTTCCGCCTGCACCAACGGTTACGGTGTAGGTTCCGGCGCTTATGTAAAGACTGGAGCCAACAAGGCTTCCGCCTGCTCCACCCCCACCAGCGGCATAGTTACTGGCACCATTTCCCTTAGCTCCTCCACCTCCGCCGCCAAGAACAAGGCAGTCAATAAAACCAGGATTGGTAACTGTAAACGTTCCCGAAGAAGTAAACGTGTGAACGTTGTACCCAGCACCGTTCAAACCAATAGACCCGTTACCAGTAAACGTAGTTAGCGTGCCACCCGAAGCAACCACCGACAGCGGGGTGCGTGCGGTAGAAGCAAGAGTACGAACAATAATGATGCCGCTACCGCCAGAGCCAGCCGTTCCGCCATTGTTGGTTCCGCCACCGCCGCCGCCAGTATTTGCTGTTCCAGAAGTTGCGGTTCCAGAAGAAGCACCAGCACCACCGCCACCAGCACCACCAGAACCAGGAGTAGAACCACGGCCACCGCCGCCGCCAGCATAGGTAACAGACGTTCCTGTAATTGTTGAAGCAGCACCAGCGCCGCCATTGCCACCTGTGCCGCCAGAAGCAAAACCACCATTTGCCGTAGCGCCAGCACCTCCACCAGCACCGCCACCCGAACCTGAACCGTAGCCGCCAGTTTGCCCTTGATTCGTTACCCCATAACCAAGGAACTGACCTGATCCAAGAGTGGAGGAGTTTCCTCCTCCTGAGCCACCTTTTCCGCCAGGAATGTAATCATTTACGATTCCGCCACCGCCACCGCCACCAACAGCGGTAAGTAAACTTCCAATGCTGGAGTCAGCGCCAGACTGTCCAACTTGCTTATCCCCGGATGCTGTTCCAGCGCCTGCCCCAACAGTAATAGTGTAAGTACCAGCAGATATCCAATAATTTGTGCTTTGAAGCATCCCGCCAGCACCACCGCCGCCGCCGCCGTAAGCAGTAGCGCCTGCGCCAGAAGTGCTAGCGCCAGAGCCTCCGCCACCAACTAGCAGAACATCTACCTGTCCAGCGGTAGCAACATTGAGAGTCCCCGACGCGGTGAACGTATACACGTTGTACGTGTTACCGCCCGAAGTGTAGGTCGTGAACGTGCCTCCAGATACCGCAGCAGCCGAACCAGACTGAAGGCGCTTACCACTAGCAGTAGAAAGAGTCATTAAGAAATCTCCGACCCGAACACGGAAAACGAAACCGTAGAAGCAGAAGACGAAGCAACCAGATACTTATTCGTAGTATCCAACGTCGCACCAATAGTCGCCGTAAACGAATCATTACCGGCAAGACTCACCTGATAGAACAAGTAGCCAGCAGCCTGATACGTTGCCGAAGCAGTCGATACGGCAATAGTGAACGTAGCTGCAGTGCTAGACGTGTTGCACACGTTGATCGTAGACACGACGGCTGCCGTAGAAGAAGGACAAGTGTAGATATCGGCAGCGGTGCCAATGACACCGTTGCCCTGGGCTGCACCCAGTCGCTTGTAAACAGTAGGCATTGAATTACGCTCCCATCAGAAGAAAAACAGTAGGTGTCGGGTCAGTGGTTACAGCAGCCCAAGAAGCAGTCGAGCCATCGGTTGTCAAGTAATTACCAGCGTTACCAGTCTGTGACGGTAGACCGCTTACAGCAGCCCACTTGAGGCCGGGAGTCTCAGCCGAATCGGCAGTAAGAACATATCCGTTCGTACCCACACCGAGACGAGCAACAGTGTCAGCAGCAGTGCCAACAATCAGATCGCCCTTAGCGTCAACAATCGTCTTGCTGATGAAGCTTGACGTGTCCGGTGCTACAAGATCCCAAGTGGACCCGTTGTACACCTTCATGGCGTTGGACACGCTGTTGAAGTACAGAGCACCAACGATCAGGGCGTTACCGTCATTATCGACAGTCGGGTCCGAAGTCTTCGCACCGAGGTAACGGTCATCAAAGGAATCAAACGATGCCGCTGCACTCGTGGCACTAGCCGCTGCAGACGTAGCCGAACCAGCGGCAGCAGTCTCACTCGCTGCAGCGTTTGTTGCCGACGTTCCAGCGGAAGTCGCAGACGTAGCAGCATTAGATGCTGACGTAGAAGCGGCAGACGCTGAACTCGATGCAGACGATGCTGAACCAGTCGCTGACGTTGCTGACGTTGCGGCGTTAGTCGCTGACGTACCCGCCGACGTGGCAGAAGTAGCGGCATTCGTTGCCGAAGTCGCAGCCTCCGCTGCCTTAGTCGTAGCCGTAGCAGCCGAAGCGGTAGCAGACGTTGCCGAAGTGGAGGCAGACGAGGCGGAAGCGGCAGCGTTCGTGGCCTGAGTAGAAGCCGTAGACGCGGAACCGGCAGCAGCAGTCGCACTAGCGGCAGCGGCGGTAGCCGACGTAGACGCACCCGAAGCCGACGTGGCGGCATTCGTGGCAGACGTACTAGCCTCAGAAGCCTTTGTCGTCGCCGTAGAGGCACTAGCAGCAGCACTAGTAGCAGATGTACTAGCGTTGCTTGCTGAAGTCGCAGCGGCACTCTGAGAGGCTGCAGCAGCGGCCTGAGCGGTCTCCGCGTTAGTCTCCGCCAACTCGGCAGCAACCTCAGCAGCCTCAGCAGCAACCTTAGCCGCAGTAGCCTGAGCCACCTGGCTCGTCATAGCCGTATCCGTATACGTCTTATTGACCGCATCCGTACCAGAAGTCGGAGTAGCAAGACCAGTGATCTTGAAGCTACCCGCAGCAAGGTTAGACCCAAGAGTCTTATTGCTCAGAGTCTGGGCATCCGTAGTACCCACTACGGCAGAGCCAAGACCAAGACCATGAACAGCCTCAGTATCAGCCTCGTGAGTACGGGACTCCGCGAAGTCACGAGCAGACACGCCATGCTCAACCGTCGCACCAGCAGTATGAGTCACAGCCGGAGTTGAATCCGAACCGCGAGTCACAGTAATCGTTAGACCCGAACGGGCCGTGACAGTTACCACTTCCTCATTCACCGTATCGCGGTCAATGATCAGAGTGTACGGATACAGGGAAGGCCAACCCGTAACACCAGCAACGTTCATAGTCGTGGCAACCGCAGTAATGTTAGCGGTCAGGGTAGTCTTACGTGCCGTAGAAGAATAGTACCTAGTGGGAGTACCCATATGTATCCTTAGCGGGTGTAGTAACTACGGTTGGGGAAAATGTTCTGGAGCTTGCGAGCCTCTTCAGCGAGACGGATCTGATACAACTGAAGCAGATACTTGCCCATCTGGGCTGCACCACCGACAGGGCGCATGTTCGCGGAGAAGTCAGCTTCAGCCGACATACCCGCAAGATGCGCTGCATCAAAGTACGGGACCAGGCGGTACGCTGCACCGAGACGAATGACATCCTCGCAAGACGACGGCAAACCGGTAACAGTAGAAAAGTTGTCATTGTTGTTCGTCAACACCGTAGGCTGCTTCGTGAAAGAAACACGGACCTTCCGGCCAGGAACAATCATGTCATAGATAGACACAGTGACACCCGACGGGAACAAAGTAGTGTCAGCATTCTTATCGACACGGTACCGACGGATCGGAGCCCACTCCTGAGACGGGCCAATCTGCTGCCAAGACAAGTGGAACACGTCGTCGGCACCAGCAGGCAAACCGTACGTAGTGACCGCTGCTGAGAAATCAAACTCAGTAGAAGCAGTACCGTACAAGTCAGGGAAAGCACCCTGGATCGCGTCATTGATAGACTGCTTCACGAGGAAGCGAGGAAACATCGGTGACGACACGACACGGACACCAGCGGCGTGAGCAGCGGCAGTAGTGGACCTAAACCCGCGACCGTAAGGTGGGATGACGAGAGTAGCGGAACCAGCGTCAATCGTATCAACCTGGATCAGTTCGTCCTCAATCTCCAGCAGACCACGAGACAACGCAGTCGTATCCGCGACAGTGAGAGACAGGGCATCAGCCGTAGTGGACTGCTGCAGGTAGGTAGCCTGGTCCTGAACGGTAGAGAAACCATCCAGGTACATGAGCGTAGCGTCAGTGAGCTGGGCAAACGTAGACATTAGGCATCACTCGCAATAAGGTTAGCGGCCTTAGCCGTATTCTTGGAATTAATCATTGACGCAGGAGCATCCTTCTGCGAGTCATACGGGCGACCGAGAAGTTTCGTCGCCTCCATCGCTGCCTTGATCTTTGCACCACTCGTACCCTCGGGATGGATGCCGTCAGCACGAGCCTGCTTGTAGTCACGAAGATCCCGCTTAGTGTCCTCATACATGGACTGCAACGGACTGTTGATCGTGCCGGCAATAGTCACATTCGCAGACTGCAGACATTCTGCATACGAAGCGTGATCTTTAGTTCGGCAACCCGAGCGACAATTCACACGATCTCCTTGATAAGACTTCCGAAACCAGCAGCAGTAATAGCATCAATCTCTGGCTGTGTAAGAACGTAGTAATGTCCACCAGCGTAGTAATACGTCGCGTTACGAACCTGAACTTGATCAGGGAACTGCTGAAGTAAACCAGTGAACGTGGCCCCAGACTGTGTAACGAGTAGCGATACACCATGATCAATGGGGAAACGAGACAGGAGAATGTTGTCAGTGTAAGACTCTAGGCTCGTAGGCAAATCCAAGTAGTACGACATTCATTCTCCAAATAGTGTTGAGTAGACGAAGGGCCGGGAGTATTAGTCCCGACCCTCCGCCGTTCGTGCAACCTAGAAACTAGGCGATGGACGAACCCGACTCAATGCGGTACAGTGCCTCTTCGCGGTAACGGCTCCAGCCCTGGAGCGAGTACCACCCGACGGGGCGGAAACGCTGCAGCTTATCGACGACCGGACCAAGGACCACACCGGGCTCAACAGCAGTCGCCTCAGCGAGAGCCTGCTTGCCAGCGATGATGGTACGGTACACGGTAGCGCTGGAAGCACCATCGTTAGCCTTGTACGCACGCGGGGTCTCCACGAAGTACGCGCCACCGAGAACGCCCATGACACCACCAAGGATGTTACCGACGTTGCCCTCGGTGTACTTGCGGATATCATCGAACGAACCCGAACCGGACTCGGCACGGAGATCGAACGCAACGTCCGGGTGGACGTATGCTGCGTACAGCATTCCGTCACGCGGGACAGCGTTCGCTGCACGAAGCTTCGCGACAGCCTTTGACACGCGAGCAGCAGAAGCCACATCGGCTGCGTCAACGGTTGCGGTGCTGCTGGCGTTGCCGCCGTAGAGAACGTTCGTGCCCTGGCGGAGAACGTTGACAACAATCTTGTCAATCGAGTCAGCCATGTTGTAAGCAACGATGTTCGCGACACCCGGATCAACGTCCGAGAAAGCGAACTCGCCGAGCTTACGGGTGTTCAGGACGACGTTGCCGTACTCGTTAAGGGTAACGGAAACGGTATCGACATCGCTGATCGCGACAGCATCGGGATCAACAGTCTCAGTGAGAGCGCTGGTCTGTGCGGCGAGATCGTTGTACAGCGAGAAGACCACGGACGAACCGGGCATTGCCTGCTGGACGGGACGCTTATCGGCAAGGTTGCGGAACAGCGGCTGCGAACGAAGAGCGAACTCAACGTAGCGGTCGTAAGCGGTCTTAACGAGACCAGCAAGCGCGGTTGTATCAGTATATGCGTTAGCCATGTTGCGTTGTCACCTCCAAATGGTGAGTTGTAATTGGATAGGCCGTATCGTTTACGATACGTTTGGCCCATTAACATTTTTGAACAGAAGCATGTTCAGTTCTTCAATGCTAGAAGCAGACGCAATCTGCGCTGCAATCTGGGCCGGGTCGCTTGAGAACGGTTGACCCGAGGACTGTGCCTGGGAAATCCGATTCAAAGCAGCAAGCTCAGGGTTAAACTGAGCCGGCGAGGATTCGGCCTCGCTTGAGTCTGCCTGGGTTGCTCCGAACACGTCACCGTATTCCTCAACCCAAGCCGTGACATCATCAGCAGACGTGATATCCTTCGGAATGAAAGCAGCAATCTTGCTGTTCAAGCCACGGGACTCAAGCACGTCCTTGACTGACCTTTCACGAACGGAAGACTGCATCTTGCTAAGTTGCTCCTGAAGTTCCTTCAGTTGCTTTTCCTTAGAACGGTTAGCCTTACGAAGTTCCTTAAGAACATCGGTGCTTCCCTTTGACTCGGACTCAAAGTCGTCGTCGTCATCTTCCCAGTCGTAATTGTCGGCCATTTTATTACTCCCATTCATTAGTGTGACGCAACCCACACATCCACCAGGGGAGATGAATGTGGCTATTGCTACCGGTCTTTGCATCGTCAGGGCCGGTCGGTCTGACGAGAGTCCGTAGCCAAGGAATCGAACCTTGCGTGCCTAAGCGACAGGTTTACAGCCTGCTGCCCCACCTTGGGGCTTGCTACGGGTATTCAATTATTAGAACACTGCGGGACGCGACAATGCGCCCTTTGCGAATCCAGAGGTTCCGCTAAAACGTCCACGCTCACTAGATTGAAGCTTCTTGACCTTCTGCTCAGTCTCAGCGCTAGTTCTCAACTGTGCCTGGAAGGCCTCGGTATCCGTAAGATCCTGTCCCTCAATCTCAGCGAGACGCTTAGTGGTATCGCGTAGTTCGCGAGCCGAAGCAAGATCAGTCTGTAGTGCTTCAAGACTAATGTCCTGACCCTGAGCAAGATCAGCAGCACCAGTGGCAGCACCCAAATCAATGTTCAAACCGGCACGAGTACCGTAACCACCGATTATGGCTGCGTTAGCGAGACGGTTTACCTGGTCAGTTGTGCGAGTGGGATCAAGCACATAAGAAACCAAGGTGGCAGGATCAACATTGTAGTAACGCTGCAGAGAATCCTTAACCTCCTGTGGGGTGTCAGCAATAACCCGCTGAGCATCCTGAATACGGTTGCCAACCTCGTTCACGGAAAGGGAATACTTGCCAACTAGGTCAGCGATAGCATTGCGCTCTTCTCGTGAACCGGAAGTTCCGATGAAACTACCGAGTCCAGCATCGCGGAAAATCTTACGGTAGTCAGATTCAAGGCGAAGGTACTCGCCTTCATTTCCAACATCCGTAATACCCTTAGCGCGAAGATCAAGCAAACCCTTAAAACGATCCTTGTACTGGTTAGATCCACGAACACGTTCAGTCAGTGAGTACGCATCGTTAGCGCCACTCTCCACGATGAACGAATCAATTACACTAGCAAGATCCTCCATACCGTACTGCTGGAAAATCTGCATAAGTAGGTTACGTGCAGGAGCACGGTCATAAGCTGGGGTCACTGGTTGAGTAGTTCCACCACCACCACCGCTACCGGCTCCTCCAGTACCACCAGCACCTTGTGCCTTCTGGATGGCCGCAACAATCGCAGAGCCACTCATCATGGGGTTTCCGGAAATTACAGGAATACCAGCAGCGGTCGCCTGATTCGTAGACTCGATACGCTTTAGCGCACTCCAGGTGGCAGCATTAAACTTGCTAGTATCTCCACCACTGTTAAGAATCTGAACAGCCTGGGCTACAGACGGTTGCTTTACAGCCACGATTACCTCAATCCAAACATGTTCAACACGTCATAAGCGACCTTGGCATAATCCGCCTGAGCGTTATTCGTCAACTGCCAACGAGGGTCCTTGCGAAACACCTTCTCCGCCTCGTACATTGGCATCACTGCAGGCTTCCCATCGGGAGCTACGTACTGCATAACCTGGCGAACAGCAGGATCATCAATCGTAAGATCCTCACGCTCAAGAATACGCTGCGCCGAAGCACGGTACGGCTCAGCGATATCAGCGATATCCTCACCTGCGTTAATGCGGTCAGCCCAACCGGGATACGAGCCGGCAACATAGGTGCGTCGAAGATCACCCTTCACGTCGTCAACCGTACGATCACCGCGAACAATATCCTGAGTGTAACGTTGCAGCATGTTGTCGGTAAGTTGCACACCATTGTTACGGGACCAAGCGCGAAGATCGTCCAGGGTGCTACGGACGGTACCGTAAGCTTTGGCTTCTTCTGCTAGGTTTACGTCCTTAGCAATAAGGTTAGCGGTGCTTTCCTGAATGATCTGCGAACGCATCTCGGCAGATAAGCCAGAAACGTTAGTTCGGTTAGCTCCACTGCCGCCGGATACTGAAGGATTGCGCTTCTCCGCTGCGCGAACCCTGGATAGAATCTTCTTGAATTCGGCATCCGTAACATCTCGACCGATAAGGGTTTGTGCCTGATCGTTAGCGAGACGCAGAACGTCCTCGTCATTAAGAACCGTAACAGTAGAAACTGGACCAGAGTATGCACGAGAACCGCCACCAGGACCAGCAGCAGAACCCATGGTACCAGGCTCAACATAAGGGCTCTTACCCTCATTGATGTCCTGGTACGCGAGCTCGCCAGGGGTAGCGACAACACCGGACTTAGAGCGACTGGCAGACTTGGTTACATACTTCTTGTAGACGCTTTCAGCCGTAGTGTTGCCACCCTTGGCATCAGCCATCCCCTGAAACATGTTGCGTTGCCAGTCGGGAAGATCCGTAAACAAGTCACTAGCATCAGCCTTGCTTGCCCACATGTTGTAAAACGGGTTGTTAGGATCGCCGGCAACTGGCGCTCCAGCACGGCCAACATCGCTCGGTCGGGTGTAGCCGGGAATGGGTGCCTCTATCCCAGGCTTGGGAATAAAGGCCATGCCCTGATTGGGTACAGGAACTCCAGAGAAAACTTTCTTCGTCAATCCGTCTGCTGGATTACCTGCATCAGCAGCAGTATCATTCAACTCATTCGTGAAGTAGTCGGGCCTAACTCGGGGCGGCGGCTGAACCTTTGACGGGCTAGGCTTTGGACTCGGTGATGCCGAAGGGATAGGTGTGGACATTATCTAAGGTTTCCTTCACTATCAGCGTCAAGAAGAACATAAAGAACCTGCCGAATAAACATTGCAGCATTGGGATCGTCTTCAGAAATAGACTTCAAAGAATTAAGCAACTCCGACTTGTAGCCACTCTTAGCAATTCTTTCCGGTTCAGAAGAACCAGTAATTTCCGTCATGCGAGTCTTGAAGTAGTCGTATGTATTCATAGCCTCAGCGATGTATTCAACTGACTTCGGGATATCCTCGCCAAACTTTCCGGCATAGTAGTCGTCAACCATGCGACGAACACTCTCGGGATTATTACGGTTAATGGCTTCAGCTTCCCAGCCACCGTAACCGATGTTCTCCTTCATGTATGCTGCAAGACCAGGGAAGTCTGCGAAGATTTTTATCTTGGCATTCTTCCATGCGTTTTCTGCGGCACTAATCTGACCTTGGTCAGTGGCCTCGGCAAGAGCGTTACGGTACGAACTGCTGGCTTGACGGTAATAGTAGGCACCATCAGCGTAGCGAAGGCGGCGACTAAAGTCAGTGATTGAGGCAGAGCGAACAAGACCAGCCTGCTCGGCCTGATCAATCGCGGCAATCGTGAACTCACCCTCGGTGGGTGCCAGGAAGTATGCCGAAGAGGGATACTTCTTGATAACCGCCTTATTGTCCTCAGCAAACTGGAATACCGTATCAAGGTATCCAATCTCCGGAAGACCCTTTAGTTCATCCCCACGCTCACGCTGAGAAACATTCCACGTCGTGTAGTTGATACCATAAATGCTGACACCTTCCTGCAGTGCCATACCGTAGGGATCGGTTTCTCCAGCATCACGGAACTTTTGCACGCGATTCTTGTAGTCGGAAGACATGCTAGGCATACCATACGTACGAGCAAACGTAGTAACATCATTCTCCATCACCTGCGGTGAGGCTTGGTAGAAGAAAGAGTTTACAAAACGTGAAGCAAGAATGTTAGTAGCAACAGTTGATACTGCCTTCTGTACTTCATCCTGCGTCATATCATCACTAGTGAGATCGGGAAGTTTACCCGCTGCGTCAAGAACCTTGATTCCAGCCATGTACGCGCTTGCGTACATAGTGTTGCGCTCATCGTTATCAAGTGCAGCAAGGAAACGAACTATCGGTGCAGGGAGTGAAGATTCAACAATGCTCTTGCCGACAGCGTACTCGCCAAGAATATACTTTTCGACAGAAGCAAACTGCGGAACAATGTTAAGCACGGTCTTAACGCCAATGGCGGCAAGAGGTCCACTTAGCATCGGCATTGCCGCGTTTGGATCAAACGAGGGAGCAAGCATCTTTACTTTGCCACCGAACACAAGAGGAACCGAACCAACGAACGAGTCGTTTCCACCAGTGAGCCACGACGTAAACCGACCGATGGTATTATTCATCAGGCCGTCGCCAGGATACATGAAATACTTATCGCCGTACTCATCCGTGTGGATGAAACCCTGATCCTCAAGCGCATTCAATGTCAGTGCTGCCTTGTAGAATCCGATAGGCTCAAACTTAGCCATACGGTATACGCGACGGTAGAAGTCTTCCGTGGCACGGTAGTATCGAGCCCAGTTACGCAAACGCCAAGCAAGGATGGTCTGGTTAGCCGGGTTGTCCGTGTACGACAGCATCACCTGAGTGGCGCGATCAAGTGCATGGCGATGAACCGTATCCTCTGCAAGGTCAGCGCCCATGTCACGAACTAGTGCCTGCTCATAGCCAAGAAGTTGCTTACGCTCACGAAGGTAGTTAGCAAAGAAGATAGGCTCACGGGAGATACGGTTTACCGTATTACCCATCATCTGCCAAATCTTGTCCGAAAGACTCATGTCAAGTTTGATGGCCTCAAGTTGAGTCTCGCGACCAAGAACATACTTAGGCATGTCCTTTCCGTCTAACTTCATTAGATCGGATACGGAGATAGGTGCTTCCCACTTGCCATTACTTTGCGTAGCAAACTTAACGATACGAGTACCATCGCCCATGTCCATTACAAACTTTGACCAAAGCTCGCTATTGAACGAACCATCACGACGACTGAAAAGATTCAGAACATCCTGAACATAGCGTCGCGCAAACTCGTCGTCAGTAACTGCCGTACGCATGTCATAGAATGCAGCAAGACGCTGCTTGTAACCGTACTTAGTGTCACGGGCAATCTCATCAGCGACTAGACGTATAGCCAACTCGGGATCATCAAGAGCTTCCATGGCGATCTTACCAATGGAACCATCTGCCATGATGGTGCTACGAATGTTGCGGTGCCAGTAGGTGAAACGTGAATAGTTATTCGCACCCTCGCCAGACATCTGAATATCCTTGTACTGCCCACGGGGGTAGACAATGATGCTTTCATCGCTGATCATTCCACGATTCACAGTGCCGGCAATGTCTGCACCAGGAACTGTACCGTTACCAAGGTGTGCTGCTGATTCAGAAATCTCATCAAGCTTGGAGTATGCTGCACTGCTGCCAGCAAACTTCTTCAGGAACCGCTGCTCTTCCTTGCTAAGCAGGCGACCAGTCTCAAGACGCAGAACCGCACGAACTGACAAGTCACGCAGTTCGTTAAGGTTTCCCTCAAGCATCGCTGCACGAGCCTTAGCCACCTCATCCGGATCAAGATTCGGACGGATCAAAGAGTTCCACACGCTGTACGGATTAGCGTCATTGAAAAACTTTTCCGTGGTCTTACGACGAGAACGTGCAAAGATTCCAAGACCCTGACCGCGAGCCTCACGGATACCCTTAGCGATACCGAAACCCTTAATGGCATCCATGAGATAGCCACCAGTGAGGGCGTAAAGGGTCCAGTCCTCCATGGCGTTACGGGTTGCGTATCGTGGACCCATAAGGTTCAGAAGCGACCAGTAGTTGACGATCTCGGTTGCAACACTCTGGCCGCCAGTAACACCACGAACAGCATTGATAAGCGCGTTACGCTTAGTGATACGCTGAAGCTCGTTCATGTTTGGCACAGACAGGTAGTCGCTCGTCTGCCAAAGATGCAAGGGATGCTCAATGCCGTTGAAGTCCGACGGTGACGCACGAAGAATGTTGTCGCCAACTTGACTCACGTCAAAGAGTGCCGGATTAACGCCATCCACCGCTGGTGCAAGGAAGTCATCAAGAGCCGTAACAGTCTCGCCCTCAACAATGCTAACTGACGACGGAGAAAATCTAACATCGTCGCGAGTTCCAACACTGAAAGTCTTCACGTACTCGCCAACACTCATGTGCTGATCGTTCGGAAGTCGAAGAACCATGTCCTTAATGTCTTCAAATCCACGAGCGTAAGTAGAAGTACGGACGACACCAATCCACATCAGAACGCGCTCTGCCTGAGTTCCGTTACGCCATTCGTCGGCAAGCAATTGGGCCTGATGCCTGGGTAGGTGCATACGGGCATACTTGTAGAACACGTCTGTGTCGCGTGCATCCTTAGTGTAGATGCGTGCCGTACCAGGAGTAGTTGAAAGAAGTCTGGTTGTCTTATCCCAGGCTGCAGCAATGTTCCTGATGGGGGAAAATCCCACACCCTTCGGACCCAACCGTGCCTCGGTACCAATTCGCTCGGCCTGCTCGTTTAGCATCATTCCGAAAGACTTGTTCGGATCGTTAGCGTCACCGAACAGTCTCTGCACGTCACGGTCACGAGTGGAGATCCTGCCGGTTGCCGCACCAGAAACGTTACGTCGAAGATTACTTACAGCGAGCATACGATTCTGGGGAAGTAGTGGCTTAGAGCGACGGGCACCCTGCTGTCCAAGCATACGACCAAAGACTGTGCCGCCCTCAATATCGGCAACTTGCCGACCAGCCTGACCCTTTGGGAGAAGCCCGACCTCTTCCATGCCAGCAACCTCGGCACGAGCAATCTTAGCCATACGGTTAGTCTCATTGACGTATGCAATAAACTCTTCTGGAGTATGAACCTTAGCTTTGGCAAGATCCATAAGAAGATCCTGCGGAAAGTAAGTCTTGTAGTTATCTGCCAGTTTCTTGCCCAACTTGGCAGTGCTCTGACCTGCTTCGCGTGCAGCATTGTAAGAAGCAATATCTGCGGTCATGGTCTTCAGGTACGAGTTGACCGTGGGCATAGTGAGAGCCTTCTCGACACTCTCGGCACCAGCAGTAGAAGCGAGCTTCTCAAGGCCAAAGCGAGCACCCCGGTACACGCGATAAAACTTGCTGCCAATAATCGTCGGATCAAAAACCACAGACGATACTACGTTAATACCCTTGGACATTCCTTGCTGAAGCATGGAGCCACGCCAAGCAGAGTTAATGTCAATTGGCTCACCAGTGACAGGGTTATTTGTAGTAAGAATCGCACCGAAGTCACTAGTTGAAGCAGTGTCCAACTTATCGGCAAGAGTCAGGATTCTCTCCTGCTCTTTCTCGCGAAGCGGGTCGTCAATAACACGCTGCGATAGAAGTGCAATGTACTCTGCGCGAGCAGGATCATTGACATACTTCTGGCTAATCGTGGTAATCGGAGTCGGGTCTCCCTCAAGGGAGGCCTGCTTGATCTCCATGATTAGATCAACTGCAACGTTACCGTACTCTTTACGTGCAGCATCAAGAACAGCGTTGTCGGTCTTGCCTTCAGCCGTATCTTCCCAGTAGAAGAAAGGATCAAGAATGTTATCAAGTCCAGGGACCCGTCCTTGACGCTTGTCCTCGGCGGAGCCGTAAGCGTATGATGCAAGCGTGTGCATGGTTCCCTCGTAGATGCTATCCACACCACGCATGAAGCCAGTTGCTAAGTCAGCTACTCCACCACCGAAACCCTGAGCTAACTGACGGGCTGGACCGTAGGTTGTTTCCTCTTCGGTAGCAAGACGCTGATCACGCTTACGTCGCTCAACTGAATCGCGAGCATACTCCTGCTGCGAATTAAGAATATCGTTAACTACCGCACGCTGAGCCTCGGGAAGCGACAGGAAAATGTTGACCTGGCTCTGAGCAGTGACGGCAGAGTTGATAGCGTCAGCAGCAGTCCATGCTGCAGAGAAGTTGACCATGCGCCGAACGTCAGCCTCGGTCAAATCTGGAGCCTCAAGCATTGCCATGGCGACACTCGGGTAACGCTGAACCGGAATAGCAATACGGTTATTCCAGTCAGCAACCTTAGCGTTAGCCTCTTCAAGCTTCTTCTTCTGAAACTCGCTGCGCTGAGTCGCTGCTGCAGCACGAACTGCAGGATTAGCGGGTATGCCAGTCATGCCAGGAAGTAAAGGCTTAGTCGCGTCTTCCTTAGCGCCAAGAGCCTTAGAGTATTCCTCGGCAGCAATCCAACGATCTTGGTTTGCTTTGTATGAACCAGTATCGGCAGGCAGAAGATTCTTGAACTTTAGTTCGTCCTCAGTTGCCGCAAGAATCTGGCTATCTCGCTCTTTCACTGCTGGAGCCGGGGTACCATCCTGAAACTTCTTTGCTGGTGCCGGCGTTCCATCACTGAACTTATTGATAGCCAATTACCAACCTCGGCTAACAGCAAGGCGATAAAATTCGCCAATATCGCCTTCTTGATCGTACGGCAAAAGCTTCTCCAAAGTCTGAGCGAGGCTACTCGTGGGGCGTGCGCTCGGAATAGAGCGATAGCCAGGACCAGGACCAACATCCGAACCAGCAGTAACAGGCTCATCGGGACGAGTAGTAGGGGAAAAGATTGGGGTAGCCGTAATGGCTGCCTGCTTGCCAGTAGTCTTAGCCTGACGCTGCTTAACAGCAGGAGAGTTTGCTGAACGGGAAGCGGCAAGCGGTGCAGCCTGCTGCATCTCGTTAAAGTCAGAATTCTCTCCGTAACCCATACCGGTCATGGGTGAGGTCTGCTGTTGCGGTCCACCATCAGTACGACGGGAAAGAGCGCCAGGACCAGAAACGGCTGCAGGACTATTCGGGGTGCGGCTTCCGCCATGACCGTTAGCCATCTTCGCCTTCCAATCTCACGATACGCTCGTGTATAAGCTTCTCATCGAAGGTGACAGTAATATCGTCATCTTCATCATCGTCTTCGTAATCTCCATCGGAGGGCTGCTCCAACATACCGAACCGGTACAACTCCAGAAGCGTGTTATGCCACACCTCGGCAGTACGGTTGGTGATATCGCGAGCAACGTCAGGCGACCATGAACAGCCCTCCGCGACCATCGCTACACGGATATCGCCATATGAAATGTGACAGTGAATGTCGTTCGATAATCCGCGCATGATGCTCCCTCTAGTTACTTGTTCTTTGAACCCTTGACACCAGGCGTGATGTGACCGAAATGGGTCTCACCCTGCTTTGCGCCACCGTTCGACTGGACCTTCTTCTCAGAAATCGGTGCTGCCGTAGGGGCTGCTCCGTGGCTTCCGCGACCAGGCTGTGCCATGTGTTTCTCCTTTACCACTTAACTTTGTTAGCCCAATAGGCTGCTGACATTTTACCTTTAGCAATGTTTTCAGCATGGCGAGCCTTAAACGAAGCTTGACGCTTAGTCGGTTGACGGTCACCCGTCACGCCCTGCTGCCCGAAACGAATAGTCTTCACCTGATCGCCTTCCTTTGCCACAACAACGTGTGACTTAGTGGGATGACTAGGTGTGCGTTTCGGCTTGTTATAGCCTTCAACACCTGCACGCTCCAGGCGTGAATCCTTTTTACTTGCCACGACTTGCTCGCATGTTATCGACAAGGTTCGGGTAAGGACGACCCGCCTTCTTCGCTGCAGCCTTCGCCTTAGTCTTCTGTGCCGGAGTCATTGGAGTGGACTTCTTCTTCGGGTTTGGCTTATCCCAAACGGCTTTCTTGGCTGCCACTACTTCTCCTTGGAGTCTTCCATTTCCTCATGCGAGGTCCACGGCTTAGCCATCGGGTCATACGTGGGAACAGAAGCGGCCTGCGGAATACCGCGACCCTGGCCCATCTTCTTGCCACATCCACACTGCATACACATAACTACTTACCCTTCTTCATGGTCTTCTTGGCGGCAGGCTTAGACTTGCCAGCCTCAGACAGCGCGATGGCGATAGCCTGCTTCTTGTTCTTCACGACTGGACCCTTCTTGCCACTATGTAGCGTTCCAGTCTTGAACTCGTGCATGACCTTCTCAACCTTGGACTTCTTCTTAGCAGGCATTACACTCCCTAGATTGGTAGACGGCGTGAAACGCCAGCAGTAAGATTCGGTTCCCCACCAGCACCCAGGGAAGCCATAAGCATCTGAAGATCAGGGCGACCACCAGGTGACATACCAGCCTGACCGGGTGCAACACCACGCATCAAACCAGTTCCTTCACCGATACCTTCGAGGTTACCCCCGCCACCACCGGGGGGTACTTCACCTGGAGCGCCCATTTCTCCTGGGCCTGCTGCCATGGCTTCACCCGCACCCGGTGGCGTGGGAATCTCCTGCGGTTCAAACGCCTGTGCCACCACTTCTTCGATGGACTTACCACGTTGCCGACCGATAATAATGGCAGAGAGGCGTGACAGAATGTCGCCCGGATCTTGCCCGTTCTGGGCTAGTACCGGAATTGCCTGAGCATAGCCTGCAACGGCTTGCTTTAACGCGTCCCGCATCTCTTCGATGTCAACACGCTGTTCCTCTTCGGTCGCGTTCAACGCGAATGGCATCTGCCTACGCAGGAAGTCTCGTGAAATGAGACGATCACCTCGTGCCTGGAGACCAAACACGAGAGCACGGTTGGGGTCAAGTCCGGCCATGAGACCGTACTGGACATCGACCGTATGGTCACCCTTGATGTCCTTGCTGGGAGTGTACTTGATTTCATACGGGGTGCCGTCGGCATTGCCACGCATGACCTTCTTCATGTCACCGAAGAGCTTCTCGTCAACTTCGAAGCACATCATGATCAGGTCACGGATGGACCTGGCGAACATGGACTGGCCGGTACGGATCTGCGTATCAAAGCCAGACATGAGTGCCTGAACGCCACGACCCGTGACAGTGGAACCGTCTACCTCGCCACTACGGGCGTTGGGGTAGCGTGAACCCTGGCGAAGTTCCTGATCCAGTACACCCTGTTGGGCGAATGCTGCCTGCGGCACCTCAATGGGTACGCGGCGAACACGGTCACCGTTAGCGGTACGGATAATGGAGTCCGAACCGAATGCGAGTTCTTGTGCGTCGGGCGGCAGAACGATAGGTGCCTGGACTGCCTTCTGTGCAGCCTCAAGGGACAGCAGTGCGAAGCGTGCCTTAGCAACCTGCACTGCGAGAACGTCATCGAACTGTCCATGCGAGTCGTCGTCAACGCCAGGGCGCTGAGTCCACACAACCATGCACTGACCGATGGGGTTCTTCGCCGCTTCAAGGACGAGACCGTTCTGGTCCTGTGCCAAGTACAGTACGTCTACGTGCTTGTCGTGGTAGCGAACTACCTCTACGCGGTCACTGCCGGCACCTGGACGCTCAAGAGCTCCCTTAGCCTCGGGGTACATGCCAAGTAGTTCGTCGCGAGTCTTGTAGAACGTGAAGTAGCAGGCTTCGACGTTGCCCCAGCGGTCGAAGACGGGGTAGGAGCCGATGGAGTCGAAGAACTTGATGCGCGGTGTCATCTTGTTCATGTCGATCTCGACCATTGCGGGGACGAAACCGTACGTGAAGTAGCGGTCGGCAGCGGTGTACATCTGCTTCTGCATGTCCGAGATGTCAACGTAGCCGTTAACGATCTTGGTGCGAATGTCAGCGAACTCGCGTGCCTTGTCCGAAGTCATGGACGAAGCTGAGCAGTTGAATGAGGGCAGTGGTGCCAGTACCTCGGCAAGGTCACGTGCCGCCACGTCCACCATGTTCGCTACAATGCCACGATCAAACGGGCCATCGGGGAACAGTTCGGGGTACACGTCGCGCATACGGCCCTGGCGTACAGCGAGAACGTTCTGCATACGCTGGTCGCGCTCTGAGAACCGTGACTTCAGACGGTCGTACATGGAACGAATGGTGGCAAGGTCGGCGGGACCGGCAGTTGCCTGCACGTTGCCGAACATCACCACACTGTCCTTATTGTAACGGTTGTAGTCCGTCAAGATTCCTCCTAAGCCCCGACCGTCATCCAAGCCCGACGGGCCTCAAGGTCAACAAGATCAATAGTTATTTGCCCCTTCTTGTCCCACGGTGTGAGGAAAGGGTTCTTTGTGTTATGTTTCGCGAAGTTACTGGCGAGTAACACTCGGTCTCGGCAAGCCAGTTCGGCAAACCACAACGCCATAACAATGTCAGTCTTCTGACCCTTGGGTGCGCTAGGTGCCCAAGTGACAAGCTGCTCAATAAACTGCTTCATTGACTCTTGACCCTGAGTGGACGGCAGTTCAATCATCTGATTACCGTCCTCATAGCCTGAGAACAAGGTAGTCATCGCTGCCACACCGAAGTCCGAGTCGTGCTTGTTGGCACCGGTGAAGTGGGGTCGAATGATAGTTCCACGGTTAGAGCAGAACTCGTTCACTTCACGATCATGCACCAGGAAGCCCTGGAAGCCGTTCTTCTCGATACGCCATTCAATGATCCCGTACTTATCGGTCCACTGCTTGATCACATCGCGGATACCCTCGGGGCTTGTGCCAGCCTTATTGTATACATCCAGCACATACCGCTTATTAGTGGTCAAATCTAGGCCGATACATACAGCGGCAGTACAGCCCGAGGTGGCGGGGTCTAGGCCAGCCATGACGACTAGCCCTTCCATGCCACGTTCGCGGCAGTTCACCATACCCTTCGGCATAATGCCAGCCATGCGGTTACCGTTAATAGCGGCACGCACCGCATCAGGGTGGAATACTGCATCGTCAGCAACCTGCTGCTGCATGTACACCATGGCCCAAGCCCTAGGCGACACGCGCTTACGCTTCTTAGATAGACGAACACCGTCCCACTTCGGGAACCATCCATCTTCATCAGGCTCTAGAGCCTCGCCCTTAGCCCCAGCTTCAGGCTGGTTAGAACGAGGCCAGAGGGTAACCCAATCCTCAACCCGGTCATTGAACTCTAGTACCGCTGGCATAGCCAGGTACGACCAGGGAGACTCATCATCGGGGTACCGAGACGGGTCATGAAGTTCAGAATACAGATCCTTACTGGACAGGCGGGTACCTACCACCAGCATCGTGCCCGAGGCACTAATACGGGAGATAACTTCCGACTGCAGCCAGTGAATCTGCTTGTCATACTCGTGGGCATTGGTCATATCCACGCAGTCATCCATGATGATCAGATCAGCACGGGCACCGTATACGTGCCCACGAATACCCAGAGCTTGTACCGTTGGGTCTTTTTCACCCGAATCGCGTGCATTGTCCGATATGTAGATCATGTTCTGATTCCACGCCTCAGACTCCTTATCGAAGCCGCCCGGAGGGCCATAGGCGTTAATCATCTCCTGATAGCGGGGATGCGTAAGTCGCGTCTTGATCGCGTACAGCATCTTCTTCGCCATCTCCGCAGTCTTAGAAATCAAGATCACGCGGATATTGGGGTCCATCGCAATACGATACGTTACGTAGTTGATCGTGATGGAAGTGGTTTTGGCGTGCTCGGGTGGCATATTCACCATAACCAGGTCGCGTTCACCCGGCAGCCAAGTCATTGCTGGGTGTCTCCAAGAAGGCTCATTGCCCTCGATTAGATCCACCACATTCTGCATATGCGGGAAAACACGCGCACCAAGATACTTCTCTGAGAACTCCGGAAAGGACATCTCCTCGCCACGCTCCGAAGAGCCAAGCTGCTGCATGTTGCGTATACGGGTCACTGCCGACAGGAACTCGGCATCATCCCTACGCCACCGCTCATACGCCGTCTGATGCCGGCCCACCTTAATGAGGGCATCCTTGACGGTAGAACCCGCAGAAATCTCTTTCAGAAACCGCTGCTTAATTTCGACCAGCGGCTCGTTAGCCTTACGACCAGGAGCCGCCATGATTACTTGCCCTTCTTGTGCGGTTCAGTCTTGTGATACTTCTTGCTAGCCGCAACACCCTGCTTCACGGTCTTAGCGCCAGCCTTCTCAGTGAGATTAATCTTGTCCCACTTCTTACCACTAGAACCAGCATGATCGACAGTAACCTTCTTACCGTCCTTCTTGAAAGTATGCTTCACGCCAGTAATCTTGACCGTCTTCTTCTCAGCCACGGCGTTCCCATCAGTAAGTAGTTGTCCACAAGTACCCGCAATCGCGAGGTGGGGTCAAAGCCTCGGCCATCCTAGTAGCCACGGTGCGGGTCAAAGCCGTGGCGTACCGTACACCAGAACCCCGCAATAGCCTCGGCGTAGCCAGAGACCAGAAGGGGTCAAATAGAGGCCCCAGCAAGGGGCACAGCTATGGTCCCGGCGAAGCAAAGCAAGTATCCGTACCGTACTACGCCAAAGGCTCCGTACAGTAACCGTGCCGTACCGTACTCCACTAAAAGTTCCGTACAGTACGACCCCCGTAGGCTCCGCCCCTAGTGAGCCCCAACGGGGCGAACCCTACAACTATATATCCGTGTCAAAATAACTAAACTGTGACACTTTTTTATGTAAAATCTTTCAAAAGTGATACACATCACATCCATAACCGTACTAAAATAGGACAATACAGGACACCACAGCAGGAGGCCAGAATAGTAGACAAGATTACAGATATACTATTATTACCGCTATAGGGACCCCTAAAACACAAACACCCAGGTCAAGTCTGTAGGGTTTGGGGTACGGTCGCGCGAGCCTTTCCTACTAAGTCTGTAGGGATAGTGTGTGGGGGTAGGGGGTAGCTTGTGTCCGTGCCATAGTATACTAATTCTGTAGGGAATGTCGGGTAAGGTATACCTAAGTTACTGACCGGTAACCTACTCACGGGTAACTAACGGGAGCTCACGCGTGCATATATATGGAGAGAGACTATCCACCTTCCCTTGTCCGGTGCCAGTGTTGCGGGAGCTTTCGGCCTAGGTTATCCGTTATCGAATTGTGACATATTGGCGGCATGTCGCGTGAGCTTTCGTGCTACGTTGTCCCCATGTCTACTTCACTTAGAGAGAGAGAGCTCATGTCTATTGCGTATGTCGTGACCGTTAGTGTTCCCCCGCATGTCGTCCCGCATGGCCGCCGGGATAGGTGCGCCGGTTCTGGGGATACCCTAGAATGGACGTATTCCCCCGAATGGGCGCCGGGAGCTACGTCACCTATCGGTTCCGTGATGCAGTGTGAGAATTGCTGGCTAGGCTTCACCGTCAATTCTGCATACATTGTCGGTTAGGCTTGTGTCGTCACCGTGCCTAGTGTACGGTGGCGGCACTGGCCCCGCCGGGGACCATTTAGAGAGAGGATTTATCTCATGTCTCACACTGTCGAATATATGTCTGTCACTTCCCATTGTGGGGAAGTGTTCCCGTTCATACAGGCCGGATTCACGGTTAGTGATTCCCGCGATATCCGCGCCGATTATTCATGCGGCCACTACTTCTCACCGGGTGCTATCCGATTTTTTGGGATGCGCTACTTCCGTACGGTAGCTCCGGGAGCTAGCGTCCAACTACAGGAGAACGCCCCCGCCGGTGTCGGTCGCTATGCCGCTACGGTATGGGAAACTAGGGACCATGGGGGACCTAATGCGCTCATTACTTGCCATCACGAGACGCGCGCGGCCGCTAATCGTTGCGCCATTGCCACGTCTAACGCACTTAGGGGAGCGTGAGCTCATGTCTACTATTACGGTAGAACGTCATAGCCACGACGGATTCACCCTATGGGGCACGGATAGGGAGGGATGCCTGGTACACCGGCGATACGTAGGGTATACCTTGCGTGAGGCGCGTGTATCCTTCCGTGCCTACATTAGGGAGCTCTAGTGGAAACTCTAATCGTCCTAGCCATGATTCCCCTAGGTGCCCTAGCGATTAGCCTAGCGGCCGGCAGTAATAGGGCACGAGACTAGCCTAGTTTCATAGTGCGCGATAGTTGCCTAGTGTGCTATCGTTCGCTATGTCCCTAGGGTAGGGATATAGAGAGAGAGGAAAGTCTAGTGAAGTATTCCAAGGATGAACGCGCACAATTCGTACGTGACCTACGTGCTGCCGGTGAATTGTTCGCGGCAGGCACTAGTGAGAGTGAGCTCATGGACTCTCACGCTAGCCTCATGTCGCGCTATTCGTTCGCTAATGTCTGCCGGATTCTGTCTCAGAATCCTAGCGCGTCAGTGGTGGCAGGCTTTCGGCAGTGGGAAGAATCCGGTCGCAACGTGGCGAAAGGCTCTAAGGCTATCTATATACTGGCACCTATGGCACGGAAGAATGATGACGGCGACATGGTGAAGGTAGGCTTTCGTTGCGTGGCAGTATTCGATATCTCGCAAACTATTGTTAGTGAGCTTGCGTTAGTGTAGCCTAGTGCTATCGCGTGACTAGCAGACTCCCGAGTGCAAGTCTTGGGCACGCACTATCCGCGCCAATAAGGGTACGGATTAGAGAGAGAGGCAAGACATGTCATCATTCACTATTCGCGCTAGTGTCTTCCGTGACCTATTGGCCGGTGCCATGGTCGCTAGTGGTACTGACGCCACGCTCCCTACGTTGCGTGCAGTGCAGCTAGAATGGGAAGACGGTATCGTAGAATCCGTAGCGACCGATAGGTACCGTATCTCACACGGTAAGCACGCTATTGGGGACCTAGGATGCACGGTAGAATCTGGCAAGGTACTGCTTGACCGTAGCATGGTGAGTGATCTAGTGAAGGTACTCCCGAAAGCACCTAAGCGTGGCCAGGAGTACGCCACTGTCACTGTCACGGTAGGTGAAGGCAACGTCAAGGTAGCTTGCGCTCATGAATCATGGGAACGCACTATCCCTACCCTTATGGGAGACTTCCCTAAGTGGCGTGAGCTCGTGGACAAGTTCCGTAACGCTACGCGAGAATCCGTCAGTGAAGTGGCCTATAACCCGGCCTATCTGGCAGATGTCTCTAAGCTCCCTCATGATCCTAAGCGACCGGTGAAGATGTCATTCACGGAAGCGCACAAGCCTTGCGTCATGACCTACGATGACTACAATGACGTGGCATGGGAGTACGTGCTTATGCCGGTGCGTCTAGGCTAGTTCCCTACCGTTACGGTTAGGCATAGCCTAGTGCTATGTCTTCCCGTGACAGTATGGCACTGTCAAGCTAGACAATAGAGAGAGGCTAGGCGATGGAACACTTAGATTACTATGGTCACGGGATCACTACGGATACCGACGATATGAATGGATACGTATACCGTGACGGTCGCAAGGTGAAGACGTATCGTGGAGAGTCGGCATGGATGGATGCCGAAAGGTACGCTAGTGACCTTGCCACTGGCATTAGATACGGGAAGGTGTAGGCGCATGATGAATACTATCTACGCCAACTAGCCTAAGCTTATGGTGACTAGCCTGCCGGCAGTGTAGGCTAGTGGCCATAGTCCTAGGGTAGGACTAGATGAGAGAGAGGATATACCGTGCCTAATCCTGACGGTAGCTTGCGAGTAGGCGAGACATGGGAGAATACGTGCAAGTGTGGCAATTCCTGGTACTGTAAGTGTTCTATAGTGTGGGCACCTAACCCTAACTATGTCGGTAAGTAGAGAGAGGAAAGCTAGTGTCTAAGATTATGACGTTCAGTAAGTTTGTGTCAGATGCCGGCAAGGCTGACATGATCATGAATGAATACGGTTACAGTGCGTTAGTCAAGGTGACGGATATCCATGGCGATAGTGTCAAGTGCTATCTAAATGGCACCGGTAGTACGCCAGATGACGAGCTCCTACTCCTGGTGACTCCGCAAGGTTCCGTCATGTCTGAGCATTTCTTCCTGAGCGATATCGCTAGCGTGGAAGGATAGCGTCATGGTGACATGGTGTTGCGGATACTGCTATGGTGAAGAGCTGAGTCGCGCATGGTTACCTAGGTTGACGTGCCGAGAGTGTGACAGTAAGCTGCATTTTAGAGAGACTAACTAAAGACTTGCTGACGGGTAGTTCTAGAGTGTTCCCGTTAGCCTGACCATGGCCGGCTGGTTGTCGGATAATAGGTAGGTTCGATTCCTGCATGGTTGGCGCATCACAAGCCAAGAGAAAGGACAAGGTAATGGCCTGGTGGAATGATGAGATAGAAGATCGTGAAGAGCCCGACGAGATAGAATGTGAGCGATGCTGGTGTCTGGTATCGTGGCGCGAGATAGAGGAGCATGACGGTTTGCGTATGTGCGCTGACTGTAGAGACGAACTATTAGAGGGAGAAGAGTAATGTTTCTTATTCATAGCGGCCAGTGTTCTGGTGAAGAGATCACGGTACGTGAAGTGCAGCATAGTGAAGGTCTCACTAAGTTCCATGTGAACTTCGGATTTTCCACTACGGTATCGCTCACCATAGATGAGGCTCGTGGATTGAGCGAGCTGGTGAATCATGCGATAGGTGAGTATGACCGGAAGGCTGGTGTCTAACCTTGGATATCTGGTTGGTGTGTGACGTGTGTGGGAAGCGTACGCCGTGGGATGTTCACCACGGTTGGGATGCTAGGCATGGCCACGAATGTGAGGATAAAGGATGAGTAGAACGTGGAAGCTCACTAGGCGTGGCGAGAAAGTAATAGAGACAACACTAGGAATCCTAGTTGTCGGAGTGTTTGTAACGGTCCTGAGCTTTGCCGGTTGGATAGAGGGAGGAATGCAGTGAAGAAACTAAAGGGTACGCTTGCCGATTACGTGCACTGTCATGGGTGCGATGAAGATATCGAGTGGGATGCTTACTGGTGTGGTCATGATTGTGGGATGGAAGATGAGCTGTAATGGAGAACAATAAGATGAATGACAGTATGGAAACTCAAGCGGTTACGGCTCTCATGGCGCGTGTCATGTATCTACGGTGGTGCGAGTTCCGTAACTTCGACCCGCGACCGTATCCGTATGCTGATGCCGGCAGTATGGACTATGCTGCTACTGCTATCGAGTATCTGGGCTATGATGATGATGCTATTGAGGCTTTGAGAGAGAGGGTGAAGGCATGATAAAGGAAATGGTTATCTGTGATCATTGTGATTGGAAGCAGGAACTGTTTCATGGCATGGTTCCCGATACGTGGGTACGTTATGACGGGCTGCATTTCTGTGGCTTGTCTTGCTTGGACCTAGAGATGACTGAGAGAGGTGTGAAGTGAGGTATCCAAGCTTCAAGGGTAACGAGCCCTGCACTGAGATCGGTCCCGAGATGTTCTGTGCCTCACCACAAGGTGTATCTCGCCCATATGTGGGTATTGAGATTCTCCGTGAGGCATGTGCCGGGTGTGACATGCTGTCTGAGTGCCGTGAGTGGTCGCTGCATCACGAGGGTAACTCTGGTGGCTTCTGGGCCGGCATGTCCCCAACTGAGCGTTCCTCTGAGCGCAAGCGATTGAACATCCTCCTCGAAGATCCTATCGCTAGGTATTTTCCGCAGGAGCGTGACCGTGCGACCGCGTAAGGCCGAGATCGACGCTATGGTGGCGTTGCTTGAGGCTGAGCATGAGGACGTGGGTGTCATGGCTAAAGAAGTATTGTCTCTAGCGTGGGATCAGCTCATCGACCGTGAGTGGTGGTGCGTTATACTGAATCAACCCGGTGTGGCTGTCACTTCACATGGGCCGTTTGAATCTAAGACGGTAGCGGAGAGGTACTTGAAGAAGTATCCCGCTGCTGTCGCTGAACCTCGGGTGTACATGTTCCGCATGATGGGCGTGACATCCGTGGAAGGAGTGCAAGGTGATTAGTGGACTGATTTCTACCGTGCTACTGGCTGCTACTGGAGCCTCTGGTGCGAGCATCCCGATGGTGCATGTTGATGCTCAGACGAAGGTTTTCATGTCGTGTGTGTCTCATCGTGAGTCTCGTGGGATTCCTACTGCCGTGTCCCACACCGGCAAGCATCGTGGGAAGTATCAGGTGACCCCAGCTATGGGTCGTGGCATGTCGTGGAACATTCTTCCGTGGCTTCGCACCTGGCATCCCGAGCCGAATAAATATGCAGCACTGTTGCGTAAGACCCCGATGAATAAGTGGCCTGAGCGTGTGCAGGATGCTGCGTTCGTGTTCACTCTGCATCACACGACACGCTGGTCTGAGTGGCAGCATTGGTACCTTGCCGGCTCTCGATGCAATAGGCTAGTACCATGATGAGACTGTTCAGAAAGAACCGAAAAGTTGTTGCGCCGCAACGGGTTTTGAACCATCCGTTTGCTGCACTGAGTGAGCCTGCCAGTGCTGACTACCGTGGTGTACCCACAACAGTGTGCCCGTGTGGTTCGGACATGCTGCTGATCTGCTGCATCTTTGACCCTGATGAACTGCTACCCGGCATGTTCATGCTTGACGCGATGTGTGCCCACTGTGGTGCGCTACTTACTGTTGCTGACCCGACGTTATTGGAGGAATACTGATGGCTATGGAAGACGAGCTGTGTGTTGATACCCCGCATGACGTGCTGTGCTTGTGGGATACGGATGCTGCTGGAGAGAATGATGAGTGTGTATGTGAGTTGATTGCTCACGTTCGTGCCGACGAGAGGCGCGTGTACCGTAGTGAGATCATTGGCTTGATTGAGAGGAAGAGATGAAGAAACTGACAGGCAAGTGGAAGTGGTCGAAGAAACGTCAAGCTTGGATAATGAAGTGGAAGAAGCGTAAGGTATCTAAGGAGGTTCATTATGAATGAGCACAGTGTTGAATGGAATGACGGCTATCTCGCTGGCCGTATCGCTGCCGCTAAGGATCTAGAGAACTACCTGCTGGGTACTAAGCCGGTTGAGTGGGATGCCTGGAAGGCTTCTCTCGTGGCAAGTGGGGACATCATATGAGTTCGGGGCATTACTGCTACTGGTGCGATGCGGCATGGGGAGCTGACATACCTGCTCGTCACCAGCTAGAGGAGCCGATCGAAGACGGCGAAAGGGTTTGGGTATGCGCCTTCTGCCGTAGTGGCTCGTACTTTAAGAACTACGTGGAGGTTTTTGAGTGACCCTCATGTCTGGATGGTGTATCACTGGTGACTGTGACTCGTGCCCGGTCCTGTATTCAACGTATGAATGTACGTGTGACTGCCACGATGAGGAGCCGTCATGAGTGGTACCACATATGGTACTACTGCGGAGCATGATCCTATGTGCATGATCCCCAAGGTTGGTGGGTTCTTCCGGATGGCAGGAGCGATCTTCCCGCCAGTGGTTGATGGTGATTGTGCGATGTGTGACTTCATCATCGAGGTGCGGGAGGACATGCTTGCCAAGTGCATCGCAGCGGTATGGGAATCAGGCCTGTACGACATGGAGAAAGAGGCCATTGAGGAAATACTGCGTGCGCTACAGGAGAAACCATGACTGGCCACCTACCCGAGTGCTACGAGCCTGGTGCGACAACGTTTGAGCAAGCATGTATTTGTGAGCAACTGCGTGCCTGCGAGCAGCGTACTCTTGATGAAGCAGAGCAAGCAGTAGCGAAAATCTGGGAGAACCATCCAAATTCTGATTGGGATGAATTCATGAAAGAAATACAGATGGCGTTTGACACTATTCGTTTACTTAAGGAGAAGCCATGACGCACGATCCGCTGTGCACTCCTTGCGAGTATTCATGCCCATGTCACCAATGCCAATGCGACCAAATAAAAAAGGCTCGGGATGTCTATATAGCAGCGTTGATACGCATAGCAAAAAACTAATTCAACATATCAACTTGGAGGAGAGATGAAGTTTGTTTACGTACCTATCGGTGACGATGTTGCCAGGATTGAAGTTCCGAATAACATCAAGTACGTGTCTTACCGAAAGGCTGAGTTCAAGGGAGGAAGGGGACCGAGATCAGGGCGGATTGGTTTGAGCCACTGGTTCACGGACCGGCATGACGTTACTTGGCACTTTGTGCAATGGACTTCAAGAGAGAGCGCACTCAGGGAGAAGCGAAATGGTTTTGAAATTGCCCGTGTAGACGGCACCAAGATTCCCTGATAGGTGTCGCCTACTAACCCTTCGGTCGCTCGCCACCCAGGAACTCAACCATCTTATCCAACGCACGTTCCTCACGGCGACGAACCGTACGCTCAGAAACACCCAGCTTCAACGCAACCATGCCATACTGCACGCCACCGTCACCGTACAAGTCCTCAAGGATAGCCTTGTCGTTATCCTTCAGCGACTCGAAAGCAAGAGACACGTCACAGATAGTAGCGATACGACTGTTGCCCTCAGAGGGACGTGACGGACCCTTCAACTCAGAGTTATCCTGAACACTGTTGAAGATCCAAGACTCCTCATTCAGCATGTCCGGTATCAGTTCACGAATCATCTGCTGCGTGTAGTAGAACAGGTCACCCATCTCTAGGCGTGACCGCTTGCGACGCTCGTTAGCAATCAGTGTGAGGCAGCGTTGCCGGCAGGCGTTACGGAGAATGTTCTGCCCGTGCTTACCCTTCTCCCGCCATGCCTGTACCTTCCGAGGATTCTGTACGATCCACAGGTACGCTTCCTGGGTGAGATCCTCTTCACCTATAAGGCCACGTCCTGAACGGTACGCTGAATGTGCGCCCTGTCGTGCCAGCTTCAGTTCGTCCTCGGTAACTACCATGCGTAGCGCACACCCTCAATAGTGAATGACTTGTTGTGGATTGGTACGGGTGCGGGAGTCACCGTCTTGCCTTCGACATACAAAATACCAATGCCCTGCTGCCAGTTGTGTGTCTTGGCATACAGGGCTTTCTTCATGTCCATGAGGTTGCCTACTTCGAAACCCCATAGAGTGTTGGTAATGTTACCGTTTACACCCTGCGTGTAGGGCTGTAGTCCGAGGCGATGCGTGTGACCACACACCACCGACATGCCAACCTTCTTCGCAAGGCCTTGTGCTGTGGTTCCGGCAATCTGCGATAGCCCAGCTTCGTCACCATGCAGTGCAACCCATCCTGGTGCTACCTTGAATGCTTCCTTATGGTACGTGATGCCGAGTTCACCGAGTCGCCAGAAGTTCTCGATCTCCAACTCCGGTAGACCCATGAGGCCAGGGATGCGACGCATCACCGAGGCGAAGAGACGATCAGTGTGGTTGGATCGGATGACGTGCTGCACCTGGAGATCCTTGAGGATCTGTACGGTAGCGTCCCGGTCCTTACCGATAGACTTCTCGTACTCCAGTGGGGTACCGGCTGACCACCGTGAAATGGTTTGGAAGTCCTGCTCGTCACCGATGGTGATGACGGTATCTTCGGGCTGCTTCAAGTCCTCAATGGCCTGGGCTACAGCATCAACGGCCCGTGCATCATGGTACGGAACTTGCAGATCACTGATAACCCAGACGCGCTTCATCCAACACTCCTCGCTGCTGACAGGAACTTGATAGTAAGCATGTTCACGTATGCAAGAACATCAGCAAGCTCGTCCAACGTCTCCTCCACCATGCGGTCCACAGTGTACGTTTCGAACGCTTGGATCTTTCCCGCATACTGCCTGTGTCCAATCCCCTTGACGCGATACACCATACGGTCATGCAGGTTGTCAGTGAAGTTGACCAACTCATCGGTTGATACGCCGTGGCCGTGCTTCTTCACGGCAGCATGATTGATCAGCGAGATGGCCGAGTATTTGGTAGCGATGGGACTTGAGCCGTCACGATTCCCGTTGTCTGATCGACCGCTATCACCTTCAAGCCAATCGCCTGTATCATCCTGATTAGTTCCGTCCAGTCCTGACTGTTCACTCACGATCACTGTCCTTACCTTCAACGTTCACGAGGCGATACATGGGCAGTCGTGAGTCTTCTTCTTCAAGGATACGTCGCCATGCACGCTCATCAAGTTCGGCACGAATCCAGTTGTAGATAGCGATAGCTGCCACACATGCAAGCAGCACGGTCACGAACATTACGGCAACATCAGACATGCTGTAGTCCCATCTTCTTCAAGATACCTTCCGGTCCTTCGGCTAGGTACAGGTCGTTTACATCCATACCATCGGGCATAGTCACCACGATAGCGACATCAATCTGTTGAGCAATCTTCTTACCCAAGTCTCGCCCTGGCTGGTCACCGTCGCAGAGTACGAACACTTTGCGGTAGTCCATGAAAGCACGGGAGTACCAGTTCTTCCATGCGTTTGCTCCTGCCAACCCAACAGCAGGGACACCGACCATTGAGCTGGCGATGATGGTGTCCATTTCCCCTTCGCAGATAGCAATGTAGTCACTGTCAAGTTCGAAGGCTGGGACGTTGTAGAGAACGGATTCTGCACCACTGCGTGACAGATACTTCGGAGAGTCGTCGTCTCTAATGGCGCGGAAGCGTATATCAACGACCCCTGTAGGCGTGATGTAGGGAATTGAAAGCCGACCTGCATACTGCTCATGCCCGATCACCGGTTCGTGAACGTAACCGAGGCGGTGTGTAAGCGCGGCCTCTTTGCTCAGACCGCGAGCCACCAGATACGGTGCGACCTCGTTTAGTTGTGCTTGATACGCCGCTGTCGCTTCCTCCAGTAATACTCTCGCATCTAGTGACAGCATCCTTGTATCCACATCCTTCGTAGTGTCGTACAACATCTATAGCGTCGCCTGAGAATCCACATGCTAGGCATTTGACGTGGCCTGCGTCCGAGCTGATGCGGCAGGATGCGTGTCCGTCGTCGTGTGCGTGGCATTTGATGGATTGCCATACTCCTCGTGGCCCTGGCAGATCCCAACCGTATGCTTCTAGCACTGGCCAGATATCGAACCGGGCTTCAGTCATTCCCTAGTTCTCCCTGTATCCAACGTTCGTCACAGGAAGAGCATAGCGCACCAACCTTGGATGCCTTGTCCTTAGACACACCAGCACCCCAACCCCATTTCTTGCGCTTCTCGGGGATGTCATCTCGGTCAGCGATCTCTGCCTCAAGGTCACGGATCTGCTTGGCCACATCGGGATACCACATCTCGATCTCATCGAGTTCACCAGTATGAGCGAATGATCCGCACAGACACTCGCCACTCATGTGCAGCATTTCAGTGACTTGGTTCATGGGAACATCGTGCATGAGTCGATACGTGTTCAGGTCTAGCTTAGTCCAGTTCACCATTGGACTTGCCCATACGATAGATCCATACCGTTCAAACATGGGAACCTGAGCCCTGCGCTTGGACTCGGTACGCCTACGTCCCGCTAGGTACACGACACGCTGCGAACGTTCCTTCACCAGTGTCCGTCGAACCTCGTTCAGTCCACGTTCCTTCAACCGCTGATACATCTTGTAGTGATGACCCGGACCAGGAAATCCCTGATCAAGCACAAGCGCACGGTATCTATCAACTTCTCGTGGAGGCATGAACTCAAGCAGTGGCTTGTCCCATAGGTGCGCCGTATCGCGAACGAATTGCCGAGTCTGCTCAACGCCAATGGTTGTGTTGGCGTGTGCCAGGTGAGTGATCCTATCTAGCATTACGTGGCACAGCACAGTGCTGTCGTTACCGCCAGAGAAAAGACCAACGATTCCGGTTAGTGTCTTGTTGTCTACGTCGACATAGTTCTCTATGGCGTAATCAAGAATAAGATTTGATTCTTCAATAAGTAGGTTGACTCTACGTTGGCGCTCGGAGTTAGTAAGTGAAGCTATACCATCCACCGTGGCCGCTAACCGGTGATTGAAGTATTCACCGTTCTTCAACTCTACGCTCATGCTAGTGACTCCCACCTTAGCAGGTTGATGAACGTATCCAACGTCATCGTCACCCTGCCATCACCAGCAGACTTCTGCCTAGTCTTAGTAACCACCACACCATAGGCGAGAGTGTTGTACTTCTCGTCATAGTGCCCAGCTTCCACTTCGGCTTCACGAAGATACTGTGCCATCTCGCTAGTCTTAGTGTTCTTCGCTTCAATCACAATGACATGGTTGTTGAACATCTCGATAGCCACGTCACCGATATCCTTGGCACCTGCACGGGGTAGCCGGCGTGCCTTGATACCGCACTCGTTGAGATAGTTCTCGATGTCTGCTTCCCACCGTGAACCCTTAGCCTTATTGTATTGGCTCATCCCTCGAAGTCCTTCACCATCATGACTGCGGGTGAATAGTCCATCCAGATTGCTGTCTTGCCTGTACCATCGGCGGGACCGTAACGGTTCTTCACTGCTGCCGCTGCCAGTCCACCTGGCTGTGACGCGAGCGTCATAATTAACGAAGGAATTTGCGCGATCTTTCCATGCAAAGCGGCACGTGGTGGACACGGGTAGCCGTCGTAGGATTCTGACGTGTGGTGGAGGATCAGGAATGCTGCGTTTAGTTCCCGACTCCACCACTTCACCTCTCGCATAAGCGACCGGAGTGAGGAGAATTCGTCACCCGAGTCGTGCGTCACATCGACAGCGTTGTCCACTACCACGAGTTGCGGGTCGGAACCTGTCGTCATGCGATACACGTTGATCTCATCTTCAAGATCACTCAGAGTAGGAGAAGCATCGAACATCCACTTGATATGTCCGACGTTTTCCCGAAGGGTGCGTGCAGCCCAGTCAGGTTCGTTAAGCATACGCTCTTCGACTTCCTGCTGACGTACACCCGTAACCATGGATAGAGAGCGAATAGCCATAGTAGATTCGTGGCTGTCCATAGATGCGTACAGGGTAGGTACTTGTGCCTTCACGGCTAGTGCTAGGGCCACTGTAGATTTGCCGGCACCGGGTGGGCCAGCGATCATGCTGACCTCACCTCGGCGGATAGAGATGTGGTTGTCTGACCATGACTTGAATGGCATTGGGAGTGCCGATCCTCCACGGTCAATGGAGCGCACAGCCCTATCTAGGGTTCTCACTTAGTCGGACCACGCATCGTCAGAGCTGTAGCCGATATAGGTGTTGACGCTAATGAGATCCAGACCGAGCGAATCAAGATAGTTGCGGATCAAGTTAATGTCTGGTGCCGTGTCACTCTTAGTTCGTGTCGTGATAGTTACGTTCATAGATGCTCCTTTAGGAAGGTTTGAGGCGGGGCTACTGCTTCCCATTCAATAACCCCGCCCCAAGACTATGCGGGGAAGTTGTTCCAGTCGGCAGTGCCGCGATTCACGAACACTGCCTTGCACTGACCGGGTGTTCCCTTAGCGGTGGGGCAGAACCATCCACGCCACGGACCCTTAGCACCGACACCCGTGCGTGCAGTCATCGGACCGTGGTCACACATTTGGGTTGCTGCTGCACCGAATGCTGCGGGTGCTGCGGCGGGTGCGTCCCATGCTGCGGGTGCGGTTGCGAATGACACGGGTTCGGGTGTTGCGTACTGTGCAACAGTCTCTCCGCCCGAAAGTAGAGGCGCTGCGTTAGAAGCAGCACGGACCAGGTTAACGAACTCAACATCGGCCTGAATCCCCTCAAGTGCCTTGTCGCGCTCAGTAGTGAACTCCTCATAGGTGTCACCCTGAATGGTGCGGAGCTCACCGAGAATCTTTACTGTGAGCTTGTGCTTCGGCTCATTCATTACTTTCCTCCAAGTCGCTATCAAAGTTAGGCTTGTGTGTAGTGCTACCGAAAGCATAGCATTCTTTCTTCAAACCACAAGAGTTACACATCATCGTAATGTTCGGGACGAACAGACCGAGAGTGATTGCCTTGTGTACGTCACGAATCCAACGGGACACCATGTCCCTCGGCATGAAGTCAAGGTCATGTACGGTGTCCAGTTTGCCGTCGCGTGCCATCCAGTACGACCCGTACTTCACGTCGATACCGAACTGCTGCTTGATGGCGAGGGCGTAGGTTGCGAGTTGGAGACTGGACGAAGGTGCCTTGCCGGTCTTCAAGTCCACGATCATCAAGTTGCCTTGCGTGTCTTGGAATACTCGGTCAATGTAGCACTTAAGCACGATGCCACCCGGGATGGTGACGTTGATGTTGAGTTCGATGGCGGGTGTTCCGTCTGGCGTGAACCAGATGTCCATTGCCGGGTTCTGGAGTCGCCACTGGTAGTACGACTGGACCATCTTCGGTCCCTCCATACGCCACCATGTGCCGTCTTCCTTGTTAGGCATGGCCTTAGTGGCTCGTCCACTTGCTCGCCATTCCTTGCCTTTGCCGGCAACGATGGACTCTGCCATGGACTCTTCGAACGCTTGTAGTCCTGCTGCTACTGCACTCATCAGAACGGCACCACCTTGTCTGCGAGTAGTGCATGGTCGATTGCGTCGGCTGCCGCATGGACTGCCGTGCCTCCAGCGAAGTACCAGGCCGGATCTTCCTCTAGCTGGAGGATGCGGGACAGACGGTACTTCTCAGAACACGAGAGGTATGTCGTGAATTGTGAGAATGAAATGTATTCTGGCTGGCTCATGGCTAGACCGTACCGCCTGCGGCACGCCTGTGTCAAGGGTGTTGCGTTTCTAGCGTTTAGCGTGTACTGTGTTTCACGCGGGAAACCGTGGGGCGGGAACTCCATTTGACGGATGACGGAAATATCCAGGAGTTCCCCTATCCTACCTTGATCTTGAATCTTGGGGGGTAGGGGGGCGTTTCTCTTTTTCGGGAATCTGGAAATGCCGAGCTTGCGAGGCTATCCGTCCCATATCCCGAAGGGATTACAGCCCCGTAGAGACGACGAAAAATCCCCCCACCTGGAGATACCAGATAGGGGGACTTCGTACCCGTACGGCCCTTGTAGAGCCTTCTAGGGGGTCTTACTTGCCGAGGTGTACTCGGATATATCTAAACTTATTCACTTCGTGCGTACTCCATTAGAATTAATTCCTAGTTTATAGCAGGCTGCCTTGATATCGGTAGACGTCACACCAGGCTTGATCTCCCAGTGCATGTAATCGTTTGCAGGCCAGTCGCCACCCCACTTAACCCACTTACCATAACGATTCTTCATGGCCTGGATAGCGAGACGGTGCTTTGCCTGCGCGAAGAACTTTGCTCCCCACGCAGAACCTTGCGCGCCCTCCTCTGACCAGTTCAAGTCAATTGCAGTACCTGATGCGTGATTGGATTTCTTTCCAGGAGCGCCATTCGCATCACGATTGTTGTAACCGCCTTCATCCCACGTTCCCTGGTCAATAGGCTTCACCGTCTTGTGGTAATCAGCAGCGACAGCAAGGAGCAGCGGAGCAGCATCAGCAGCAAGCGTAAGTCGCCTATCCGCGCCAGGAACAGGCTTAGTGACTAGTTTCTTAGGCGGTACAGGCCAACCATTCAAGCTTGTATCCATCACTCACCTGCCACATCAGTACGTCCATACGCCTGAAACTTCGGATTCAACCAGTTAATCACCGGAGGAATAGCGGAAGCGACACCGCCGATAACCCACGTCTGCCAGCGGCCAAGGTCGATAGTTCCCGAGGACACCCAGTCAGCGACAGAAGCCGCAATCACAAACGCTAGAAACGTCTTCGCAGCACTCCCAAGCGGGGTCGTTGCTAACCAGTTCCACATCACTTCTCCCTATCCATATGCCAATCAATATGACCATCTAGTTTATCGTTCAACTTATCTACGGTACGTTCAATGCGATCTATAGCGTCACGCATAGACATACCCGAGTTCGGCTTAGTCTCGTGCTGAATAGCCTGCACGGCCTTGATCAGCCACGTGAGAGCAGCAACCACAATCGCTGCAATCGACAGGATCGTAAGAATCTCCGCAGGGGAATTAACCCAGTCAGCCATCACACGAGCCTAAGCAGCACGGTAGCGATACCACCATTACCAGATACACGGTTCGTAGGTGGATTCACGCGACGGTACTCAACCCTCTCCACGTAGGCCGTAGCAGCCTCACCGGTTGTGTAGTCACGCCACTGTACCACAGCGACAGACTCTTCCAGGTCCTCCAGTAGACCCAGCTTAGCCCAAGCGTTACCGTCAGAGCCATACTTGTAGCCCTTACGGTCAGTCTCATAGTCAAAGCACAGCAACGGTACGGACAGCAGGCGGGTACGTTCTGGTGCAGGGACTGCACGCAACTGGTAGCCAATCATCGCCGGAGCGTTAGTGTCACTATCCGAGGCAACGAGACGGAAAGCCAGGTAGAAGTTCGTTGTCGGTTCCTGAGATACCGAAGTCAACTTACCCGTAGCATCCGGTCGGGACTCGTCGGCAGTAATGATCGTCGTCCAACCCGAAGGTGGTGCGTCATCATCCGTAGCGGCATAGCCTTCCACGGTACCGTGATACTCAACGCCACTGTCTGAAGGTTGCAGAAGCAGACGCATGTCACGCCAAGCTTTCTGCTCCATCGTACCGAGACGGATACGGCCAGTCTCAAGCCAACCATCGGACACGAAATGGCTAGTGTCCTGACGGAACAGGCCAGTGCCCGTGACCGTGAACCAAATCTTGCTGTCCGATACGGTGACCGTCTTGGCTTGACCAGTGACACCAGCAGGAACCACCAGGTCAGCAGCACGGGCGTATAACAGTGGGTTATTGTCCAGGCTAGTGCCCAAGTCCATGCGGTACAGGCCGGCGCGAGTCTCACGATCACCAGCGTTACCCTTATCGCGTACAGTGAAGTACACGTATGAGCCCACTGCTACCGCGTCATCCACTGGTGCGACAGTCTCAATCAGAGGACCGATAGAGATGGACGCATCCGAGTCGATGGATGCTACACGGACACCACGAGTAGTACCGATGATAATGTATGAGCCCACGTATGAGTACATGGATAACACGTCTTCACCACGGGGCATCTCAGCCACAATGACAGGCTGCGACAGCGTGACCGTTGAGGTGCCGGTAGTGATACCGATTCGGTAGATAGCTGACGTATCGTTCGTGTAACCCGAGGCGTAGATGGCTGCAGGTCCGTCAGCGAAGTCTGTCCAGATCCAGTCAGTGTTCGGGTGTGTATACAGTGCAGCCGGCAAAGTTGCAGACGACGGTGCAATGTTCGTGATTTCGTGGATCTTGTTGTTGTTAGCCACCATGAGACGTGACTTGATCCAACGGACAAGGTTACGGTCAGCAGTACCCGGAGTGGTGTAAATCTTTGCGCCAGCACCATACGGCAAGGTACCCTTGTAGATA